CTTCTTCTTGTCCATTATATCGGAGTTGGCCTGCGCCAGTTGGACGATTGCCTGTCCCTTCATCAACCGATGCATCTGGCTTGGCGTGTTTGGGTCAGCTTGAGGCACAATATCGCAACGTCGAAGCGCCTCGATGATTGCTTCCTTGTCCCAGGTTTCTGTTTCTTCCGGGGAATGCCGCCAGAGCGCTTCGGGATCTTCCATAAACAGCTCTTTCATGAGCTGGAATTCTTCGGCCTGCGCGCTGTGCATGCGTTTATGAACAGCGTCGGTTATCTTCGTTGCCTGTTCAAGCAATGCTAGTGTGGTGCCGACCGGCGCATCCTGCCTGCCCTCACCAACCGGAAGTTCCGCAGTACCACCTACCCGCTGGCCTTGGGCCGACAGGGCTTCTATCAATTGCAGGAAAGTTGGAGAAACATCGCGATAGGGGAGATCGGTAAAAAGCTCCGAAACTGGGCGTCCCAGACCATCAACCGGGATTCCACCACCGGGCGGAACGCGAAACTCATTCGTCAGTTGTCTTCCGGCCATCTTCTCATAGATGAAGCCCGGGAAGTTAGCGAACATGCCGTTATCGATCGCAATGCGTTTGGCCGCGGTCAGTGCTCGGGTTGTATTGCCAAGAATATGCAGGAGGCCGATGCCATAAATCGACAGGGCTTCGACAAAGGGATATTTGACGAAAACGCGTCGCTCTTTCTTTGTCTCGTCGTCTTCTTTCCAGTTGCGGCGGATTTCAAGAACCTGCCTCGATTCAGGATGCACCGTAATCTTGTAAGGGAGCAGAAGCCCTGTTTCGTCTCCAGAATCATCCTTGTCCTCGAAGCCCGGGATTGCGAGGCTTGTATAGCTTTCCCAGAGATCGTGAGACTCATCTTCCGGCTTGACGCTATCCGGCCTGATTCCGGTGATGTCTTCACGCGTTTTGCGAACCGGGTTTTCATTCGCTGCAACAGGATTTGAGAGTTCAACATCCCGATAGACACCAAGGATTTGGAGCCGCTTCAACGTCGGCGCATCGACGCGAACCACATGTGTCTTGCGCGGGCAATTCCATAGATCAGTCGCGGATGGAGAAAGGATCAGGTCTTCTGCGTCAACGCTTTCCGAAACCGGCCTTTGTCGAACCGGGCAGAAATAAACCTTCTTGAATCCTGAGCCGCCAAAACCCTGCATGAAGAACATGCGATCGGTATCGGGATAATACTCAGGCGCTCCTACCGTGAAATAATAATTGAGAGCTTTTTCGAGCTTTTCTGCCAGCTCGTCGCCATTGATGAGATCATCTTCACCAAGGTTTTCGACCTTGACCGGGCCGCGGCTCGGCAGCATCTCGCCCCGTGCATTCGCCTGAAACCGGAGAATTGCCTCAAGCAGAAGAGTATCATAGAGGCGCGACATGCCTTCGGCTGTCTGCGAACTCGTGCCGAGCGAGGCTTGCGGCGTTTCGAGCTTCAACCCGAGAAGCAGCATTCCTTCGGCGCGATCTTCAAGCCACGGCTTGCGAGCGCGGTCATCGCCTTCGATAGATTGGATCAGGGATTCAGCGAGCGTTGCCAGTTCATGCGGGTCAATCTCATCGACAAGATTGTCGTAGAATCCCGTTTCTTTCTGTTCGGATTCGTCGTCACCCCCTTCGCCGGTATCGATCACAATCCCATCGTCGCCTACAGATATGGTCGTGACATCCGGGTTGTCGTCCCCAGCATAGCCCCATGATGGCGGGACTTGGACAGGACCGTTACGAAAAGGATTTGTCATCAGAAGATGCCAAGCGGGTCGTTAACGATCGCTCTGTAAAACGCTCTTTGATGATCACGCATGCGCCACGTCGATCGACGCATCACTTTATCGCGCTCCCATTGCTCCCAATTCGCCCATGCTGATTTTATGAGTGCCGCCTCGCACGTCTTATCATCCGGCGCACTCTCTTGACGCTGGATATATTGAGGAGTCCAGATCGAACCCATCATTTCACCTTTGCGAGCTTGCGCATATCTTCGAGGTGATAGCGGACGGCAGCCATTTCGCTTTCATGCGCATGGATTTTCTTTGGCTTTATTCCGGCTTCCCAGCACGCGTCAACGATCGCCTGTAATAGTGAAATTCCATCCGCAACCGCGTTATAATCATCCACGAATGCAGGTTCGTTTTTGGCAAATCCATCAACTTCTTTGAATTCAAACGGAGCAACTACGAACCTCTTCGGGGCATCGCTATATTCATTACCAAATCGGCCGCCCTCTTTAGGCTCGCGGTGTCCTGAAAATACCATGTGCAAGCCGCGAGTATCTGTGCATGGGTCATATTGAACAAAAGCTTTCCATACGTTTTCAAATTTCATATTAACACCTATGCGACGTAGATCGGCTTGCTTTTCTTGCGGTGCTGCATGCTTTCGACAAATTCTGCCTGCCGCTCGCGACCGAGTTCGGCCAGACCGAGTTCGCGCAGGTAACGGATTCCTTGAACTGTGGAATCGACTAAATCGTCGTGCTTGCCTTTCGGAAACGTCGCGCAGTTGCGGATCACTTCGTCCGCAAAGTCCTTGTCAGGCGCAACGATCACGCCATCAGCAAAGAGCGGCACAACGCTATGTGCCCGCGCAACCTTGTCGAGGCTCTTTGGATTGATCGTTTGAACGCCCCAGTTCTCTCGGGAATAAAGTCTGGTCAGTTCCTGAACAAGGGAAAGGCCGCTCGCCTTCGCTTCTACAATAACCCTGTCTGCCTTATTACGCCGCGCCGTTGAAGCCGCTTCTTTCACAAGGGCGTTGAACTCCAGCCGCTTCTGCCATGCGTCAATCAGCATGATCCGCGTCCGGTTTGTACCCGGAACGATCTCGCCATCCTTGACATAGTGATACTTCGGGTTGTCCTGATAGACGCCCCAGACCGTCATCGCGGAATAGTCGTTTTCCTGCTTTTCGGTGTAAGCCGTATCGAGTGAGGCCAGGATGAAATCAAAGACGGGCCAATGGGCCTCATCATCCCAGGTCGCCCACCATTCGGATTTGAGAATTCCACCGCCTCGCGGCGTCGGCGCTTGCTGAAACTGGCCAGCAACGCCAAACGGCCCAAGCGATATAGAATCTCGATCGACAACTGATTGAGGGAACCGCTTCGGAAACAGTAATTCCCCATCATCTGTGCGCGGATCAACGAAGCCTAGTCTGGTTTCACATTGCCGACGCGGCTCAAAGCTCATCGGCAGCATCAGATGATCGTAAACATCGAACTTCGACAGGATCACACCTGAGATATCATCCTCATGCAATCTCTGCATGATGACGACGATCGCCGATTCCATAGGATTGTTAAGCCGCGTCGGAACGGCTTCACAGAACCAGTCATTCGTGGTCTGTCGCATTTGTTCCGAAGCTGCGCTTTCGACCGAATGGGGATCGTCAATAATCACCCTATCGCCTCGAACGCCCGTAATCGACCCAGCCGCTACAGCCTGGCGAAATCCCATCGACGTGTTTTCAAACTTCCCTTTCGCGTTCTGGTCGCCGGTCAGCTTGACCCGATTCCCCCATAGGTTCTGATACCAGTCCGACATGACAAGTCGGCGCATCTTCACGCTATCGCGCAAAGCCAGATCGAGGGAGTGCGATGCACAGACATACCGAAGATGAGGTAAGTTCCGCGGTCCCCACTCCCATGCCGGCCACATCACATTGAGTATGGTCGATTTAGACATGCCCGGCGGCACGTTGATCAACAGCCGGTTATAACGATCCCCTTCAATCTCGACGCCATCAGTGATAGCTTCAAGGTGCATGCAGATGGCATCGATATGCCAGCCGTGGACGTAGCTTTGACCCGGCTCTATAATCGGCCACGCATGTCGAATGAAGGCAGCAAGACTATCTTCACAGGCAGCACGAATCTGCCGCCGCTTCAGCTCCGCCGTGGCTTTGGCAAGACGGATGAAACGCGGGCGGTCAATGGCGTTCAAGCGATACCGCTTGCGAGATACACCGGGCTAAAGCCTCCTCAGTCGTGCTATCACACGCTTCGGTCCCGTCTCGCTTAGAGCAGCCGAGCCCGCGTAGAGGTTGCTCACCTGATTTCAGGAATGCAGCAGCAACAACTTGGTCCGATTCACAATCGTCTGCGAATTTACGGATTGCGTCAGCAAGAGCTTTGGTCATTAAATCAACCTATGATTGGTATAAAGGCGCGATTCCGAGCATTTTCTCTGGGCGAATGGAAATATTGCAACCCTAGAGAATGATTAATGCACCTCTTTGCTCACCACAGCGCCCTCACGCCGGACAAACTCAGCAAGCTCATCATCTGACATGCGGTCGAAGTCGCCGGGATTGCCATTCTCAGACCGCTCGACCCTCTTGCCGGATAACACACCAAGCTCTTTGATCGCGGCCACGGCAGCAGAGGTTTGCCCATTCGCCATAGCCAGAGATCTTGCTTCCTCAGCTTTCTCGACGAGCCACTGCAACGTGATTACGAGGCCGTCCGAGGCGCGGGACTGGAGTTCGGAGACACGCCGGCGAACGTCATCATTTGTCATCAGCCTATGAGCATTCTGGCGGTGAGCCTTATACCCAGCGTCTTGATAAGCTTCCTCGGCAGTTTTCCCTCTCGCAAGCTCCTGGGCGAAGCGCTCATACTTGGGGTTTGTCAGGATTGGCATTGATCTGCTTTGATCTGGATATCCATACGAACACCGTCGAAGGCTACTATTCGGTCGAAGCCAACTGAGAGATGAAGGGTTTATTCCGTTTCCCAAACCCGTCGCGCAGCCTCTCAAATGATCTTGTTCCAATGCCCTCCCATTTCTTATTGATGGAATGGAGGACAAAATCAGCCGCTCTGGGTGGCGAGCCAGGATGATATTCAAGTCATCCTCTGGACGACAGACTTTCGTAAAATCATAAATGGCCCGCATAACGGCATCTTCATATGCTCGGCGGATACCCTTTTCCGTTACCGAAAGCATGGATCCAAACGTGATCGCACCGTCGACATGCTCAATAATGATGTCGGCTAACCTGTCGCGAAATGCCGCGTGACGGGGCAAATCTCTTTCGCCGTCTTTAAACCAACTAAACTCCCGCCTAAACGCGTAAAAGTCCGTCGCGTGAAACGTTTCTATCCCCTCGTCGGATAGAGCCTTCTTCCACTCCGCGGAGAACGCTTCCCATTGTTTTGCAGGCGCGATGCATCCGCCCACAAGCATATCCACAGGATGCCTTTTCCCCGTGGCCGCATCCTGTTCATTCACTACGGTTTCGTCGAAATAGGCCCAGACCATTGCTTGGTAGCTTTTTGGAGACGCGCCATAAGCCGCAATGAGATGCGCCAAATGCGCAGCCGGATCGGTCGCGCTCATTGTGCGCCCCTACCGTATGCATTTAGTGGTTGGTACGTCAAGTGTAACACCGCCCAATCAGTGATATCCCTGAAGTCAAGCAACTCCGGGAATTGAAGCGCGTGCGCGCGCTTTACGACACTCAAGCGGCCGCGATATCTGCGGCGGCGACTATGGCTTCCGACCGTGAAGTTGTTGTGCCGGGCTATGTCATAAAACTAGGCGGCAGGAAGCCATCGCCAGAGCGAGTTAAAGCTATGGACTTCATCCGAAAGCTATTGGCCGAAACTGATGTCCCCGTGAGGACGGTCGATATTCTTGAGGCATTAAAAATTCAGGGGATCGAAATTGGTGGCAACGACGAGATTAGCAATTTGTCGGCGATGATTTCCGGTTCCGGGGAATTTCAGGCCCACGGTCGCTCTGGCTGGACGCTTAAAACAGCCGGTGAACTCACATTGGACCGACACGGATAAAATGAAGAAGGCTCCGATCTTTGATCGAAGCCTTCGAAGTTTGGGGGTGCACAGCGCAGGGCCAGGTTGTCCAGCCAACGCCCGGCGGGTGCAAGTCCCGCTACCTCCACCTGCCTCTCCCTTCCATAAGGAGGGGCATGTAACCTAAGAGAACCCCGTCACCGTTAGGGTCCAAACCTAGCGGTGGCGGCTGCATGTTTGTTTTACGCGATCATCTCGGGCGTGATTTCAATTTCGTTCTCATCTGCGGGCGCGCCAGTTGGCGCCAAATCATCCGCTCCAACAGCCGTAAGCTTAACCATGTCATCGCCTGCTAAGTCAAGTGCACAATCGCGCTCGAATGACGAAACCAAAGCTTCGCACTTTTCGAATGGCCATGTTTCAGCCATTCTGTCCGCTCCGCCCTCAAAAACGCGAGTATTAACCGGCGGGTCATGGGTCTGGATCCATCGCCAAGCGACGACTCAGGTTACTATACCGAATATCACTCTTGCTTGATTTGTTCAAGTTCTAATTCCACGGGAGTCGGCCTTCCGAAGATTTCCACATCTACTTTTACTCGATCGCGCGGCAGACACTCTATAATCTTGCCCGGAAAGCTTGCGAAGGGGCCATCCGTAACCAGACAGCGCGCGCCCGCAATGGCCCAACGAGGCGCAATGACGCGACCGTGTTTCACCGTCTCGTCGAAGATGCCAAGCTCTTCGCGCTCCTGGATCAAAGCAATATCGGTTCCGCGAGCTGCCAAGGGGAATCCCGCCGCC